AGAGACAGAAACTCAGAAAATACAATCACCGTAGATTAACAGAATTATGTTCTGTTTTTTTGCTCGCGTAACCGGCAGGACGAACTCCTGCTGCTAGTGGCTGACGTTTTGGTGATTTTAACTGATTAGTAGATTAAAGAAAAACCAACATACACTCATCTCATATTATCGTATTTTTTGAGTATTTTAATTGCAGGTAATCATGAGCACTACACCAACAATCACTCTAGCAGACCTCGAACGTATTAGAGAACCGTACAAAGTTCTATCAAAAACAGCACGTCCGGAAAACCCATCAGGCCAATGCACCTACCGTGAGTATCTGTTCAGTGATGCAGTCAAGTATCCTATATACAAACGTGCCACAATGACAAATGAGGAGATTGTTACCTTCTTTGGGAAGATCACCTCCGACAAGCACACTCATATGACAGAGAGTGATATGTGGACATTCGTCCAATGTGCCCTAAGTTTGAAAGATCCTGTCGACAGGAGCAGCATCTTCGATAAAGGATTCTGGGATGCGAACCACTTGTGTGCTGATTATGCAACCGCACAACCCGCAAACACTGGCAAGGTGGCAATGTCTCACCATAATCCGGGTGTGGTTGTAACACAGCTGGTACCAAAGTACGACACAGGGGGTTCATCTAGTCAAGAAACTGAGAGCATGGCATCAAAAGCTGAGGCAATCTCATTCTATTTTGCTTGGTTAACTAGATTTTCTGTCAAGCAAGCACCCAACACAATAAATGTGTTGTACGACCGTGTGAGGGCCACCTATCTCAAATTTTATAGTACATCATCATCCATCTTCGATACTTTCAGGCCTAGTAACACATGGCTCCAAGGACTCAAAGATGCATTTGATACATTCCCTAGAGTCAAGAACACTTTGATATTGCATGTTGCACATGCAGAGACATACTTCAGACCTACTCCCAAGATCTTCAATGTCCTCAGGTTCTTGTTCTTTCAGAATCTAGAATTTATGGGATTACATGCATATGTGAGCATAGTCACAATCATGTCAAAGGTCGCACTCCCTCCTAGTCAAGTACTCTCATGGTTGAGGGTCAGTGGGTCAGAGATGGCAATTGATGAGGCTTTCATGATCATGAACACTCTTGATAATGGAATGATTGACAATGGCCATAATGCCGAGAGATTGTGGAAGTACGCTCGATGTTTAGATCAAGGGTATTTTAACAGGCTTCAATCATCCTATTCAGCAGAATTGATTGCTATGTTAGCATACATTGAAATAAATATGGGAATTAGCACGGAAGTGGGATATAATTCACCGTTAAATATATATGCCATAGCGAACAATAAAGCAGTAAAGGAGGTTGGAAGAATGAAAGCAGATGTGTTCATACAGTGCAAAAACTCCGTGGTTTCTTTGACCCAGGATGCTTCCGTCATAGACAAGGTCTATGCTGCAGCACAACAAAAACACATCAGATCAGAAGAAGCTGCACGACCATCTGAACAGAACAAGGAGGATGAGGTGGTTGCAATGGACACAGATGCCCCATCCAGGAAAAGAAGGAGTGACGCTCTTACAACTGAGAAGCCTAAGAAGGCTCTCCCTGCAATAATCAAACTACCAAACATACCGGACTTTTAATAAACTACAGCCACAACTCTACCTCCCCCATTATGAATAAACGACCTAACATATAATATAAGAAAAACCAACAGAAATCATAATATTTTATTTGTCTGTTTGTATTATTTGTCTAGGCCATGGAAATCGATCCAAATTACGTTAACCCCAAGTATTCCTCTCTTAAGAGCACAGTGATGAACTCTGAGGTACTAACCAGCAAGTACAAGTCTGCAATCCATCATGCAGGTGATGGAGAATTAGAGGATGATATACTAGCAGTAATGGAAGAGCTGCATAGTATGCTACAAGAGAAGGGGCTAGCATGTCATACGGAAAATCTTGAAGTATTCAGCTCCACAATACTGCATCTGAAAACGACAGGACAAGAGAACAGAGCAGGAGATCTCATAGCTGCAATATTATCTTTTGGGTGCTCCATATCAGCTCAAGCAATTGTTCCGTCCACATTGTTAAAGACAATGTCAGAAATGCTGGACTCTTTCGCAACAAGGAACCATGAGCTCAAATTAATAACCAAAGATTTGCAAGAGGTTGTACCCAGGCAGGTACTGAAAGCTAAGAAGAAAAGCAAGGCAAAGAGTGCTGAGGGACCATCTGCTTCTACCGAGGACATCAAAGACTCGGACACAAAAGGAAATCAAGACATAGGGGATAATGGTGATCTAAATTCATCGATCAATCAACGAAACAGAGAGATCTGTTACAAGCACTATACGACAGATGAATTTGAAGCCCTCAGTCTTGAGAAGCGGCAGGAGATAATGAAATATTATATCCAGTATATACTGGGAGCATGGGGATATAATGCAACTGATCCTACAAAAACAGCTATGTTGTATGATCTGATTGACAAGCATACAGTTATCACAGTGATGAGGCAATCCAAAGAAGGGACTCTCACCTCAGATGATATCCTAATGGCAATAGATGAGGTAATAGACTCAGTGAATAGCATGAGCTCTTGCTATGGTGGGTACAAGGCAACAATAGGTAATGATAACGGGACTCCGTATCTAGTTCTTATTCCCAAAGAAGGCGTGATACTGTTGTCATACCCACCACCTATCCCAGTAACCCATCATTATTATAATAAGGCTCTTTCCTTTATATTCCCGTGTGCAATTACTATATTTAGTTCACCCATCTATATCTAAAATATCTATGTAATATTGTGGGACATGTGTTGTGTGTCATATAAGAAAAACCAACAGATTTAAGTGATTTTATATATATTCTGTATGCAGGTATCATGGAAGGATTATCATCCAAAGCGCAGACAATGGGCAGAGAAGACGATAACAGGTCCAGCAAGATGAAAGTCTTCCATTCTGAGCTGGTTTATGGTGACAACCACAACATATCAATCAAGAAGGCAGATTTGACCGGACAACATAAGATGATGCTCCTGCTCTCCAGTGCTCTTAGGATTGGCTCTGTGCACATGGATGTATCCAGAATATTGGTCAAGTGGTGTCCCTACATCACACCAAATATGAACACCACAATAGGTATAACAATAAAGAACAACCACCATGATGACATGTCCAACATTAATGACATGTCCACGTATATCTCTGTTAAGGGCAAGATGTCAGAGGCACTCCAGATAACTTGGCATCCAGCAAGTACTTTGGTATACAAGAAAGGTATGTCATGCATATTCCCCTGGGTAGTAGATGTAGATACAGGCTCTACTGAACAAGAAAGCGGAAGCCCTGCTCTGGGTGAAATTAAGATATGGTGCTATTTCAAGATGCAATACCATAAGCCATCCACACGACACATTGCACGAGCGGAAATTGCACCTTCTATCGAATGGGGTAACACAAACTTCCCTTACTATGTCCCATTTGCCATGATCAGACGTGCAAGGGGGATAAGGCCGTTGGATGTATTCTCTACTAATCAGTACAGCATGTTTCTTGAGGATGTGATAAAACATGTTGGTACAGATTCCATTAAAGAATCGGATATAGTTCCAATAATGTCCACAATGTCACAGGAAGATATGATGATGATCAATGAGAAGAACAAGACATGCCTCCTGAAGAGAGGAGGATCCTATTGTAGTTGCAAAGATGTAATCGAGAATGTAGTGAAAGAGATTAACATGAACAGAGACAGAAAATATGATAATCATGGCTTATTGTTGTCCGGATACATAGCAGGCAGCACATCAGGGAGGTTCCAAACAGTCCCTATGTTGAGCGACATTAGCTATTGATGGCTGGACCTCCGTATTAAGTTTATGTGTCAATGTGGTTGTGTAGTCGAATAAATCCTAATGCAGGATATAAAGTCATGGTACTTAGTTAATTTAGATTGTCGTGCATCTCTTTATGTTTAAAATGTTGATGTATTCTATGTTGTAGTGTGATGGTTGTGGTGTGATATAAGAAAAACCAACTTAAAATAATAATAATATCAAATAATCAAGCAGACATAAAAACAGGGTTATCTCTATTGTATTTCAGAATGGCAGGTATATACGCAGTTTCAATCAAGGGCCATGCATCGGCGATATTCAACCGACAAGAGAAGGAAATCAGCACAGGACGTGTTTGGGAAGTTATGAAGAAGATAATGTCCTTAAAGCCTACTAGGGTCATTATGTCATATTCTCTCCTTAGATCAGCGTTGGATAAAAGCAGGCAACTTACCCAAGAAGAATACAATATTATGCAATTGATCCTAGACGGCTGTGTCAAAACCCTTGAGCCTGTTGCAGCCAGCGGGATATGCATAGATGTGAACCTGGGAAAATGCACCAAGCACACAATCCCATTTGGCATCACAAATAACGACGTAGGTCACGTGTCAGTAGTGATGACATTACCATTTTTGGAAGAAGGATGTTATAACATAGGCGCATGTTTTGATGGAAGATTGTCCAAGTCAAGGAGCGACGCAAGCCATTATGCTGTTGATGTAAGTCTGGAAATTTACTTAAAGTCATTATCCAGAGACGAAGCTGAAGAACAAATATCCAAGGGAACATCAGTGTACCCTTTCAAAATTAATCATCCTACATACTTTGAAGATGAGACTGATACATCAGATGGAGAAAGTCTTAGTGGACGAGCAAGCTCAGATGATGGGCCAGAAGACGGAGGCCACGGACATGGTGATAAAAACAATGAGAAAAACTCTGGGAAGGTGGTAAGGAAAAGGAAATCAAGGAAAGAGATCGATGTAGGAAGGTTCAAGATGGTTAAGGATAATATCATAAACACCAGATCCGGACTGCTAAAATCCATGAGAGGAACGGGACATCGGAAACACAGAACGCAGGAGATCACAGAAGGATACAACTACGGAGACAAGGACGCAGAATGAACCAACCCACCAAAAGCAGAAAACTTGCTACTATATAATAATATGAAGAGCCCACAATAAGATCACACAATGTCAAACAGCACAACTCCAAATCCATTAGGTAATACCTGTATTATTCCGTGCACTTATATAAGAAAAACCAACTTTGATAGTTTATTATTAAGAACTTTTCGTAATGTCTCATATAATGAACCTTTTGGTGATTTCTTTTGTTTTAGCAGGTTCATCATGGTCTTTGCTAGGATATCAGGACGACTTCTCATCGAAAAGGTCCGGAGCTTTAGCATCAAACCCGACTTACAATCTCCCCCAAGACAAAGGATACGGAAGAGATATGTACCAGCCTTACTACATATGCGAACCAGATAATGATGGGAGTGCACTGACTTTGCCATCATGGCATTATTCCTGTAAGGAGTCTTGTATGGGAAACCATCTCAAGAGAGTAGTCAATATAACTGGGGCAAGATGGAATTATGTGGGAATAAGTATACCAGTATTCAAGATAGTGACAAACGAAGTATGCTATACATCCCATGAAAATGTATGGGGTTACTGCTCCCAATATCAGATTAGCCGTCCGGTTGCAACCCAGAAGAGCGATGTGTCCTGCATAACCTCGTCAATGTGGGACAATGATAAATCACCCATCGGTAGTCTTTATAATATAGTGAACTCAAATGAGGCAGAGTGTGACTACTTCTCCGACATAACTGACTGCAACAGGGATTATCAGATATTCAAGAGAGAGGGGAAGCTAATAAAGAGGAGTGATGATTCTCCATTGGAGCTCTCTATTGTAACGGATGGAATCAGGACAGATCCGGCCTCGGAGTATTTGAGTCTAGATGATGTATCTTGGTTTTGGAAGTTGCCGAACAACGACATGTCGCCCCCATGTGGGTGGGAAAAGACTCAGAAATTATCTTGTTCTTATACCGATACGACAGATGTTATCAAGTGTAATAGTATAGGCTATACATACAACATTCAAGGAATATCTAAGAAGAGCACTTGTGCAGGCAATATATATGACACAGACGGTCCATTTCCTTTCTTCTATGATGCAGAAGAAGCTCTGATGTCCACTGATGATGCTTGCGGAAAAGCGAAACAGGGGAAGCCAGACGCAGACATCGCGTTTATAGAAGGGGTCAACAGGGCATTTGAAGATCTAGAGTTGACTTATTGTTCTGCTACATGTGACCTCTTTGCAAGGCAAGGAACTCCTAATGAAGATCATGTCCTAGATACCCCGATAGGAACATGGAGATATGTTATGAGAGATAATCTGGATCCAGCCCTCGTTCCTTGTCTTCCTACATCAAACTGGACGATCAGCGATCCCACCACCATATGTCATGGGAAAGACCACATACTCGTAGTTGACACAGCAACTGGACACTCAGGAAGTTGGGATACAAAGAAAGACTATATAATAACAGGGGAAGTGTGCAACACTAATAACGACGAGATGGGAGATGATTATGACGGGATGCGGGACAAAATATTAAGAGGAGAAACCATAGAAATCAAATTCTGGACAGGCGATATAATCAGGATGGCACCACCCTACGACAACCCAGAATGGATCAAAGGTTCAGTTCTATTCCGTCAGAACCCCGGCTGGTTCTCCAGTGTAGAATTGAACAAGGACATGATCCATACCAGAGATAACATAACAGACTTGCTCACCGTGATGGTTCAAAATGCAACGGCAGAGGTCATGTATAAGCGATTAGATCCTAAGACCATGAAGCACATCCTGTTCGCCGAGATTGTAGATGGAGTAGGCAACGTGTCAGGTAAGATCAGCGGATTTCTAACTGGTCTATTCGGAGGGTTCACAAAAGCTGTGATAATAGTGGCATCCCTTGCTATATGCTACATTGTGCTAAGTGTACTATGGAAGGTGAGGCTAGTTGCATCCATATTCAACAGCGCCAAGAAAAAGAGAGTCAGGATATCCGATATCCTAGATGAAGAACCCCATAGGATCCAGCAGAGTCGACCAACTCTGTCCAGGAAGAAGAAAACCAGAGAGAGCATTCAGATGCTTCTGAACGACATCTGAATCCACCCCATAAACACGACCAACTAACTAGCCCTCCTAGTCATATTCAACATCGATCAAACGACCCATCCTAATATGAAATAAAATTACGGCCACTATCATATAAGAAAAACCAACATACATCATCATTTAGTATATTTTCATTTCGCAGGTACACAATGGAAGGGATGGATCACTGGGAGAACGCTAAGTATTTCCAAGGCATAGAGGACATAGAGGAGGACACGAGACAACCCACAGTGGATAGTATGTCCTCTGGCACTTATCATTGTAAGTCTGCCTTGAGGAGCCATAAAGACAACATGAAGCTCTTTCTGTACAGAAGAGACTTCCTCATATTTTCGCATAGGTTCAACGGGCTCCCATATGATGAGCAATATTTGGGGGTGCTACCTAAATTGTGGTCTTGTTTTTATGACAAGACCCATGATCTATCAGGCTTCCTAGATCAGTATGCCAGTAGAGAGCACTGTACACCCTCTGACAGCTTCTCTAGATGGGCTGATCCTACAGTCCTTCATTTGTATGACGATCCCATTATTAGGAACCTGCTTGCGTCTGAGAACAAGGTTCTAAATTTTCTAGAAGGGGGCATTAGTGACATCTTAGACAAGTATCAAATTTGTATAAAACGGAATATAAGACTCATCTATCTGCATCTGTTCCTAAATTTGGCATTGATAGTGCTAAACCACACTGATGCCGACTCCATGCCCGATAGGAGGGTAGAACTCAATGGCGTGACATTCAAGCTTGAAGAAGGTGTTATATTGTGTGAATATAATGAATACTTGAAGATATATGTTCTGAAAGGGGCTGTCATATGGGATATGCCCGCATATCGTCAAGTGCTTCAAAAAGATCTTTTCCTGACCATCTGTGATAAGATATCAGAGAGAATCAATATTGTGATAGGGGCGACAATTATAACTGCGTTGTCCCATAAAACTAATTTAGACGATCCTGACTCACATTTATATGATGCATGCATTAATATGATAAAGATTGGTGATAACATATTAGTAAATCATGGGAATAGAGGGTTTGATCTATTAGGTAAATTTGAAGCATACTGTGTCGCTTGCATATTAACATATGATGATCAAAGAATATGGAATCCTCTAGAATTTTTGAATAATTTGATAGAAGATGACAGAATCAACCAACCTGATCTATATAATGATGCAAACAACTTGGTAGCATTCTTGAGGAAACAACCTATCGTTATCCTCGCTGAATTACATGGCCTCTGGAGGATATGGGGGCATCCTATAATAGATCTGGAAGGTGGTATGAAGAAGATGGAGGCAACATGTACAAAACAATCTCCAGTGAGTGTTGAGGAGACCAGAGTATGTGAGCGGACCATGAAATTGACATTTTTTACAAACTACTATGATAAACATCATCACTATCCACTATCTACACTAACACATCCCGATCATTTTAATCTGTACTCACAATATTTATCTGAGAGGGACAAAATAGAATACCTGGCTAATAAGGATATAGCATTTGAACATTCTTATATAATGAGGTGCATCAGACGAAATAAGAAGATTTTCCAAAGATCTTCATTATACAATCATAAAGATTGGGACCAAGTTGTAATTCTCCAATCATTCCAGATCCCCAAGAGTGTAAATTTGGCCACTATGATCAAAGATAAAGCTATATCCATGACAAGGTCAGAGTTGATTGAATCTGTAAATACAAAGAATTCGGTATTCGATTCAACAAAGAGAAGAGGGATTTTGAAATGGCTGAATGAGCAATCAGACAAGATCTACAATTTCCTGATGAGGATTGACGACAAAGGGTTGGACGAGGATGACTGCATAATCGGGTTATATCCCAAAGAACGAGAGATGAAGACCAAAGCCAGATTTTTCTCATTGATGTCGTATAAATTGAGGATGTATGTGACATCCACCGAGGAGTTATTGGGAAAGTATGTGCTTAAATATTTCCCCATGATAACCATGTCTGACAATCTCCTTTCTATGGTGATAAGGTTATTCGATATGACCACCTTAATAGGTGATAAAGGGGTTGCCGTTACATACAGTATGAACATAGATTTCAGTAAATGGAATCAGAACATGAGAGAGAGGACCAATGCTGGTATATTTGACAACCTTGATCGGATACTTGGGTTCAGGTCTCTGATCTCAAGGACACACTCTATTTTTAAGGCCTGTTATCTGTACCTTTGCTCGGGAGAGTATGTACCGGTGATCTCAAACAACCAACTGACGGCACAAAGTCCTTGGTCCAGGACAGGCGATGAATCAGGAAAAGAAGGCCTTAGACAAAAGGGATGGACCATAACCACAGTGTGCGATATCCTATCGTTGGCATTCAAGTACAATGCAAGGATCCAACTCATAGGAGGTGGTGATAACCAGGTCCTAACAGTCACAATGTTACCATCTGAGTCAATGCAATCCCAAGGGAGGGACTCCCAGCTTCTTAAGGTCAGGGAACGCATGACCAGTTTCAGGAATGCGTTAGCCAAAAAGATGGTCAAAAGAGGACTACCCTTGAAATTGGAAGAGACATGGATATCTCATAATCTCCTTATGTATAATAAGATCATGTACTACTCAGGTGTACCTCTGCGGGGAAGGTTGAAGGTCATCAGTAGATTATTTAGCAATTCGAACGTTGGTGTCACATCACTAGGAGGAATCACATCAACGCTCGGGACAGGCTTTCAGTCAATCAGCACAAAAGACTACACGCCAACTCTCGCATGGTTGATATCTCGAGTCTTCACTGACATATATATATCAACCTACCATCTTTTGAATCCTATATCAGGAACTCAAAGGTTGGACAAGCAGGTGCTAATGTCCCGAGGCAACATCAGGCAAGGAAGAAACGAGCTAGGGGGAGAAACCAGTGTCCCCATAATTAACAAGATAAGGAATCATGCTGCATTGGCAACAGACCATACGTTAGATCTCGATAGCCTTCTCATTTGTGTATTATATTATCATAAGATCCTAGGAGGTCCTGGGATCGGTCCTCCTACTGCATATGTCATGAAGGGGTTCCCTGACCCTTTATCAGAAGGTCTAACATTCAACTACCTTGTAATTACAAATGTATTAAACGAGAGGACAAAGAGGAAGATAATATCGGTAACAAAGGTTATGAAAAACAGAAATCAACACTGGGAACACCTACTAGAAGATCCTGTCAGCGTGAATCATGATGCACCGCCCCACGGAATCGCAGCACTGAGAGCCCAAGCAGAGGCAGTAATGAGATCAGCAAAAATTACCAATATAGGGTTTAAGAATCTGATAGATATAGGAGACAATCAATATTTGCGAGATCTATCGGAGAAGTTGTGTAGTCCAAATGATCTCGAGCCTCGATTACTGCATGATATCGTAGGATCAACGATACCCGGTTTTGTAAATTCAGTACTATCAAGGGTCGATCAATCTACAACAATAAACAAGATAGCAGGGAACTCTGATGTCGTTACATCAATTTACCTTTCAGAAATGTCTTATTACCTTTATCTTAGCAAAAAGGTGAACACACAGGATGGTCACGCTATAGGGTCATGTCCCACCAGAGACAGCAAGATGTTAAGAAATTGGACCTGGGGCAAGAACATAATAGGAGTTACAACCCCTCACCCCCTGGGTTATTTGAAGAGGGAGCGACACAGTGAATCATCGAGCTGTGACAACAACTACATCAGGGTTTTGACGAAAAGGATAGGAAACAGCTGGGAGCTAAGAAGAGGTCAATTCAGGCCTTATTTTGGATCCTACACTGAGGAGAAATTCAAGATGACTACCCTTGCTTCTGCCTACGGAGATGAAAGCATATTAAAGAGAGCAATTAAGATTCAAAAGTTGCTAGGTTGGAGATACCACCAGGGGAGCTCATTATACAACCTGATTCAGAAAATATTAACATGTGTAACCGATGCTGATCCTAATAAGTTTCTACCACTGCCCGATGAGATAACCGGTGACGTAGAACACAGGTACCACGACATGGCAACCAAACACGGTGGGATACCTAGCAATTTGATCCATCTTTACACTCATGCCTCATGTAACACGTCCACTTTCATCAATCATAGCAAGGGGGCTGCAAATGAGTCTTTACATTTTCAAGCTGCAATAATATGGACATGTATGCAGAGTATTTGCAGAACATCAGCATCATCCTCCGTGAGTGATATATCTCATTATCACGAAGCCTGCAATCAGTGCATCGTGAAATTGGAGGACCCAATAGAGAGTGACTATTCTACTTCAGATATCTCCCTCATGTCTTGTCCTGCCAATGATCTGATGTATGTAAAGGAAGATGATATACCTGTTCACTTCCATACAACTATGGAATTTTATAGAGCATCTTCATCTTCTACTGTACTTAAAAAGATAAAGAAGATAGAGGATGCTGAGGTTATATCATCTCGGATGACATGGGTTGTCACATTGTGTTCACATCTTCTGAACCAGGACACGATAAAACACTCAACATGGAAGCTGATATCAGAAGACCTATCTAAAGAGGAGGTGATGTTCATCGTAATGTCCATCACAATGTATATAATGTCAGAACAGGACATTCCTGTTCATAGCGCATCTCTATCGGACTTTAGGACTCTATATGAAAAGAACAAAGACATTATAGATAGGGTACTAGGGATTGAAGCACTGAATGATGCTGTATCAGGTGTATCATTCTACAACAACAGATGCTCGGATGATCAATGTCTGCGTTGGAAAGAGACATCAGATCAAATTCTATCCCATTATAAGACAACAGGGACATGTGCGGTCAAGTACCAAGCTCCCCACTTCCGAATATGTACACGACTGGTTTATCTCATGACGAACCCTTCCTGTCAATCATGTCCTTGTTGTTTAGGGGTTATAAAAGACGACAGCAATGACGGACCAATCATGTGTCAGCTCCACGGGGAACTTGCGGGCCCATGTGGGTACCATCTTTGCTCACTGGACAAATTGAATAAGACTAAGAAAGGTCTTAACATGAGCAAAGTTTTCTATACTGATGGAACAATAAGCGCACAACATGACGCCAAGAACAGACCAACAAAGAAGCGACCACATGGGGAAAACTCGTTGACAGAGATGTTTAAGAGGGCAAAGACCTCTAGAGAGAACAGAATTCTAAAACAGAATAAAGAGTCATATTTATTCATTCAACCCAGATTGATGGTAGATCTGTTCATAGATATGGGGTCCATGTGGGAGAAGACTCAGATATCTGATCAAGGATCTCATATTATTCCAGCCCACACAAATCCTATCGTGCTATCAAAGAAATCTGATCTATATGTCCCCGCTGCTATATCAAAGTTTGTGTCGAATGGGTTCTTGATTATGGATGCCGTCGAAAGGGCGTTAGGAAAGCCCTCAAAACCGATAACAGAACATTCACAACTCTCCGTAAACATATCATACGGGATAGAATATCATCCTGAAATTAAAAGAGAAACAGTTCAGCTGTTAAGGTTTGTTAATGAGTTGGCTTATACGGGATACGGAGGAGGTGTAACAATCTGCATTACACTATTCCCCATTTTCATATCAGATATTGAGGCTGTTGACCCAAGACTAATATCTGACATAATCTACCGATATAGAGCCGACAGCTCGGATTATGCATGTATAAGGCTAACGGACATGGGAGACATGTGCTTTGACATCAACAACATACTGTCTGATTGTGATGCATGCTTATCTTATGACCCCGGATGTTGGAGTCAGGACGCAAACCTTGTATATATTATCTCGGACACATCAGATATCATGATAAAGGCAAAAGAGTTTGAGACCTTGCATTCATTCAACAAATTCTATAGTGTTGAATGTCTTGCACCTAGATTTTTTATGTCGTCTTCTACAGTATCGGCATTGGTAATATCTAAATCCTCTAGCATCAACTCTATTGATTATGATAGGTTGGCAGAAATACACCTGGACAGAAGGGGCACTCAGATGTGGGATCTCTCTAGGTTGTTCGCTAACATGACTATGAGAGATGGCCTGACAGAAATGATAAAATGTATATACAACAATGTTTCAGGAGAGGCTACAATTCTCACTAGCCAGTCGCTTGTTGATGCTGCTATATCAAAGATAAAAGTTGACATATTAAGGGGACTGATCGATATGGTGAGGGGCGAAAGGATGAACTGGAGGACGCAGTACATGATACAGATACTACTAGGTGTCATGATACTGACATCGGACAACCCCGAAGATTACCGGAGGGAGATATCAAAATATAACAATGCAGTTGTATTACTGCAAAAGCCTCGACGGATAAAACTCATCAGGGACCATTTAGGGGGGGCTGATCGGAAATTCTATCATGCCACAACAAACAATGGGCTGCTGGGGAGTTCTCTTAACGATGTGACGCATATCCTTGAAGGAATATTATATATAACTCATAGAACTTCCAGGAAATTGTGTACATCTATATCTCTTGAAGTATAAGAAAAACCTTCCGTTATACACAAGCAGCACGACGACCGGGCCGGCCCCCTTACGGGAGGCACCGGGAAAGCACACGATACACATGTATCCAGTATGCTATATGATTAACATAATTATAAAATTATGATGATAAATGGGGTATAGGGATTGTTCTGAGCTTTTGTCTCT